AATCAAGTTAGTGTAGCATCATCTGCTTCAGGACAAAGAGCAATACTTAATACAAGATTAAATACATATTCAAGAGTAGCTACTAATACTATGATGAAAGATGCACCTGCTAATACTAAGTATGTATATATAGGACCAGTTGATGATAGAACAAGAGATGAGTGTTTAGATATGGCTTCTGCTGGTGCATTAACAGAGAATGAAATAATTACAAGATTTGGTGAAGCACCTTTAGTAGATGGTGGAGGATTTAATTGCAGACATAAATGGGAAATAGCTTCAGATTTTAGTGCAGCATTAACTGATTCAGAAAAAGCAGGTAATATAATACAAGATAAGAAAGAAGCACAGGCATTTAGACAAGCTAAAGGAAAGTATAGACCTAAACCAAAACCTTATGATAAAAATGCTTTATATCAAGCAGGTAAACATAGGAATATACCTGATTCTAAATCTTGGATAAAATCTAATGTAGCTGATAAGGTTACATTAAGCAATTTAAAGGATTTAAATTTATCAAATGAACTAACTGATACACTAAATAATTTATTTACAACATATAAGATAAAGAAATTAACAAGAGGTGTAACTGGTAAAGCAAGAGGACAAGCTATGGCTTCTGCTAATGGTTCTGTTTTAAATATATCAAAATCAGCATTATCAAGAAAAGCATTAGATAAATACTATATTGCTAATGTAAAAAATTACAACAAAGGTGTAAAAGAAGTAATTGATGGTTGGAAATCTAAATTAAAAGAATTTGAATCATTGGGTGCATATAAATATGGCAGAGAAATTAAATGGTATAGAAAAAACATTAGAATTTGGGAAAATAAATTACAAAACCAAAAGGATTTTGGGTTTAAAAGATTTGTATATTCTGTAGAAGGCAGAGAATTAACAAGCATTATAACACATGAGTTAGGTCACACAATACATGACCAATATAGTGGTTTTATAAATAGAAGTTTAATAAAATCAAAAGGTATTGATGCTACAAAGTGGAATAATGAATGGAAAGATATATATAGAATAACAACAGCAAAAAAAGGTGTTGAAGTTAGATTATTAAATGGACAAAAAGCATTAGGCACAGCAGAAGTTGGACTAATATCTGAATATGCTGCTGCTAATCCATTTGAATTGTTTGCAGAATCATTTAGTATGTATGCTACTGGTGCTGCTAATGAATTACCTACTATAATAAAAGATTATTTAGATAGATATTTATCAACAATAAAGGAAGCAATGTAATGCAAAGTGACCAATGTATATTATGTATGAATTATTATGGAATGTTTAAATGTGAAGCATATCCTAATGGAATACCTAAAGAAATTTATACTGGAGAACATGACCATAAGCAATCATTTGAAGGTGATAAGGGTATAGGTTTTGAAGAAATAAAGGATAAACCATAATGTTAGATGCTACATTCTTTAGAAAAGTAGGACCTGAAATAAGAGATTTATATAGAACTGCTATATTTGAAAATGCTAAAGATGTATTTGGTAAACCATTTAAAGCATACACATCTAAGTATGGACAAAACAAAAGAGCAAACAAATTTAAAAGACAAGCATCACAATATGCTAACAGCAATGCACCAGTATTAACATCTGATTTACTTAGAGATTATAGCTTAATTAAAACAATGAGAAATGGATTCCAAATAGGTTGGACTACATTAGGTGCAAGAGTAGAATGGTTAAAGAAGATGGGTAGAGTATTAACATCTAAATCACAACCTATGCCACAAGGTGTTATAGTTTATTTAAACAGTCAAGCTAATAGCTATATAAAGAAAAGATTAGGACCTAATAAGACTACAAGATACAAGATTGGTAGGAAATAAAAAAGCCACAATTAAGTGGCTCTTTTATTAAGTTTTCCTTTATCCCTTGATTAATTATGCTTCTTCTACATTAAGCACTTGTGATTTAGTTGCAAACTCCTCAAAGCATTGAATACTAATAACAATATGTAAACATTCATCATCAACAAAAAACCTCTGAATATGTCCATCAGTTTTAAGTTTTTCAATACCTGCAAAACTTAATCCACAAGCCAAAGCTATTGCTCTTTCTGTTTCAGATGTTTGTTCATCTGCCCATATACAACATCTAATTCCTTTATCATCAGTAAATAAAAATTCTGCTTTACTTATGATTTTTTTTATTAATATTTTTTGTTCTTTTTTCATTTGTTTCTCCATATTTATTTGTTTATTCTCACTCACACCATATATTATAACTTTATAATAATATAAGTCAAGTATTATTTTTATTTATTTAAAAAATAATTGTATAAAAGATTTAGTAAGTTATATTATATATAAGAATTTTCAACTAAAACTCAACAAACAGAGGTAAAAAATGTCAGAAGAAAATGTTACTCAAACAACTGAAGATACTCAGGATAATAACAACAGCACACAAGCTGATACAAAAAATGTTCCTTATGATAGATTTGCAGAAGTTAATCAAGCAAAGAATGATTTGGCAGGTCAAGTTGGTAAGCTACAAGCACAGATTGATAAAATGAATCAGACTACTAAACAACAACAAGAGAATAAAATGGTAGAAGATGGAAAGCTAAAAGAAGCTCTTAATATTGTTCAGAAAGAAAGAGATGAATTTAAAGTTCAATCAGAGCAATGGAATACTTACCAAGCTAATAAAAGAGAATCATTAATGGGCAAATTAACTGATGATGATGATAAATCTATTGCAGATGGTTTGAGCTTAGATAAATTAGAGAAATATGTAAGTAAGGTTGTTAGTGTTTCAGCACCTACTACTTCATCAGCAAGAGCCACTACTGGCAAAGCAGGTGATATGGGAGGTTATTCTTCTTACTCTGAATGGGCATCTAAAGACCCTAAAGGTTATGAAGAATCTAAAAAACAAATAAACTCAGGTATTAATATTGGCTTTGAATAAAAAACATAGCAAGTTATTAGGTAAAGATTTAGACCCTAAGAATGATATGGAATTAAAGCCAAGAAAAGATGGTGATGTAGATGTTAGATATAAGAATGGTAAGATGTCCTATGATGAATACATTGATGAAATGGAAACAAGGGCAAATAACCAAGCTGAAGGTAAGTCTATATCTAAGTCTTTTGGTTACTTTGGTGGATTTGGTGAAGGAACATTAAGAAAGCCTTATGAACAAGCAAAAAATAAATAGCTATGTCAAAATGAAGGCTTTATGCAGTTGAAAGACATAATGATTAAAGGAGTGTATCATGGCAAATGAAGTAAGTGATACAGGTGCAGGAAGAGTTGTAGGTGGTGTAGGAACTATTATAGGTGATGCAGTAGTTGCATTTAACAAAGCTAATGTGATGTTACCACTAATAACTTCAAGACAATGTCCAAAAGGTGCTTTAACAGTTCAATTTGTTGATTATACTAAGATTGCTTCAAGTGATGTTGGTGCAGCAACAGATGGTGCAGATTACACTACAATGACATCTATTGATACAGCAGCTAAAACTGCTTTAGTATCAGAGCATGTTATTAGAACAGATGTATCTGATTTAGCAGCTATGGGTAGTGCTGAAGATTATACAGGTAATGTTGGTGATGTTTTAGGTAATGCAGTATCAGCTAAACTTGATGCAGACCTAACAGCATTAGGAACTGCTTTCTCACAAACAGAATGTGCAGCAGGAACTGCTTTAGCATTAGACCATATCTTTGGTTCAATGAGACAGTTAAGAGCAGCAGGTGCTCCATTTCCATATAACTTAGTGTTATCACCTAAGCAAGTATGGGGTGCAAAAGGTCTATCAGGATTGTTAGTAGACCCTTCAGCAGGTGCACAAGCAGATAATCCACTATCTCAATCTAAATTAGTAAATGGTATGGTTGGAACAATAGCTGGATTTAATGTTTATTGGTCAGACCAAATCAATGAAGATGTAGGTTCTGGTGGTGATGCTGCTGGTTTTGCATTTTCAAAAGGTGCTTTAGGACTTGCAATAGGACCTGAAGGATTAATGAGAATAGAAACAGAAAGAAATGCTTCATTTAGAACAACAGAATATGTTGCTACTGGATTTTGGAAAGAAATAGAAATCCATGATTCATTTGGAGTTTACATCTTATCTGATGTTTCTTAATAGATAATCATAATAACAAGGGCAGGTAAAACTGCCCTTTGTTACAACAGGAGAAAAAATTTATGGAATATTTTAAAAAAGCAAATGGAACAATTATCAAGGTTACACCTAATCATGATATTAATTCATTGAAAGAAAGATTTACTGAATGTGATGCTAAAGGCAATGAGATTAAGGCAGAGAAGCCTAAGAAAGAAGCTAAGAAAGCATCTAAGAAAGATAAAAAAAAAGATAAATAAATTATTATGAACCTTGTTCATGGTAGCCAACCTTAAAGGAGAATGAAAATGGCAGAAACACAATTAAGAAAATATGCAGTAGTTGAGAAGTTAAACAAGATGGAAGTTGATTTAATAACTGTTAATCCATCAATAGCATTGGCAACTTATTCAACTGGTGATTTAATGGCAGAGCAAAGAACTATTAGCAATGCAGTATCAGTAAAAGGTGGAAGTTGTATTTTACAATCTGTAACTGCAATAGATACATCAGACACAGGTGGTGCAATTTATTTAATTATAACAGATAGTCAGCCTGATTTAGGCACAGTAGGTGATGCAATAAATGCAGCAGATGCTTCAGCAGACAATAGTATGGCTATTGTAGAGTTATCTAATTGGACAGATGTTGGTGGTGCTAAAGTTTGCACTAAAGCTAATATAGGATTAGTATTAAAAGCAACTGATTCAGTTAAAGATTTATATTTTGGAATTGTTAATGTTAGTGGTGGTGATATTGTTATTGGTTCAGGTGAAGCTATTATATGTAGATTTGGTGTGGTAAAAGATTAATGTTTGCTAAGGGCATAGTAACAAAAGGTGGTAATGTATTCAGAGATGAAAAGTCTTTAGCATTTGATGGTTCTAATGATTATGTAGATTGTGGTTCAGATTCAAGTTTAGATGTAGGAACTAATGACTTTAGTGTTAGTGCTTGGTGTAAAGTTTCTACTAAAGGTGGTTCTGATTATCATGACATAGTAGCTAAAGGCAATACTTTAGGTTCAGGTGATGGTTGGGGCATTTGTTTAGTTGAAAGTAATAATACAATTTTCTTTGATACTAATGGTGATGTTGCAAGACAAAATGCAATAAGTCCTTCAGATTCTTGGGAATTTGGTAAATGGTATCACATTGTTGGAACAAGGTCAAACTCTGCAGATACTTTAAAATTGTATTTAAATGGTGTTCTTGTTGCTACAAATGCATCAGCTACAAATGATGATTTAGGAGATGCTTCTATTAATTTTAAAATAGGAACAAGTGAATCAGGTAGAGAAACAAAAGGCAATATATCAGAAGTAGCATATTATAATTCAGTATTAACTGCTAATCAAGTTAAAACCATATACAATGGTAGAGAACCTTACAATCACAAAGAAGGTGTAGCATCAGGCAATTTACAGGCTTGGTATAGAATGGGTGATGGAGTATTGGATAGTAA